ACCATTCTTTTCTCTAAACCTTGTAACATATTTGATTACATTACCTTCAATGAAACCAATGTTATTACTTGTTATAAACTCTATAGGTTGTATTTTATAATTAGTATAATGATTACCACCTACTTGTTTCTGTTTAGCTATATTAGCTTTTATTGTACTTGTCTTCATATTAATATTATAGCATATATTACAGAGAAAGTCAAGCTATTTCCTGTACTTTCTTTTTAAATAATGTAATGGTATTGCACATTCATCGAATGAACCATCCTCTACATTATGTAACATATACAATCCTCTCCAATGTTGATTAGTTTGATGAGATAAGTATGACTCATCATGTAGATAACAACTACCACTGATGATAGATGTCATCTGTTTGCCATCTGCTCGCATGCCGTACGCTATATCATGTCCTTGCTGATGACCTGCTACACAAGACATATGCTTTTTAGTAAGTAAAGCACGTGCTGATGTTACTGGTCTACCCATAACACCACTCGCAAAGTAATGACTGTATGCAACACCATCAATACTAGTTACTTCTAAGAATGGAATCACATCCCATCCTGCTTCTTTGTATTGTAAATCATCAAATGATATAAGACCATCTAGCTTTCTGTCATACTCAATGGCTGTGTTAATACGCTGCTCATGGTTACCCATAGTCAGTACCATCTTAGGTTTGTATAACTTCTTCTTAGCTTTAGTTAGTCTTTTGTTAAGTGCTTTCATAGGTGCTAGCAATGCTTCCATGCCCTTGTGAGCAGCTTTAATATCTGCTTTGTAAGTTCTACCTTCGAAAGATTTTTTACCTACATCGTAGGAAGATAAGCTAGGCATGTCTGCAAAGTCACCAATCATTACGATTACATCTGGTTGTTTGTCAACAATGTACCTACCTATCCATGTTAAATAAGATAGGGAAATCCCAGGCTTAACCTGGGTATCTCCTATTACTAAATGTTTCTTCATTGCATAGTCTCCAGTGGAAGGTCTACTTCTGTTTCAGCAAACTCTTCTTCTGATGTTTTAATTATGCCCTCACGCATGAGAGCTTTGATAGCGAAGGATAACAAGAATTCTGTTTCCATCTTGTCAACTTTAAAATCAAAGTCAACACTACCATCTTTATTTTCTGATAAGTTTTTTATAATCATTTATCCAATCCTTTCTAAAGTCTAGCCACATGAACCCTTGTTTCTCAGCCCACTGCCAGTATGTTGTTTTGCTGCGTTTGGTTATCTTGTTATCGGGATTCATAAACAAGAAAATTATGGTGACTTCAGGATTACATTCTTTAAACCAAACCATCTTTTGCCTAGTAGCTAAGTCAAGCTTACCCTTTGCTTCTATATATACATTCTTTGCCATACGAAAGTCAGGATTATATTTCCGTGACTTGATGGGTTGTATGTATTCTATTACATCAGGTTCATACTTAACACTTGGGAAATGTTTTTTGAGTACTGCCCAAGCTTTAACTTCTAGTTTACTTTTGAACGTAGGCATTAAACCTGTCCTTCCATACATCCTCCTCATTCTGCATTATCCATAGTACTGATGCGTTCATAATAAACTCGTCATCATTACCATATGCATTACGAACAGCATCAAACATCTGCTGCTCAGTAACACAATCTGCAAGTAAAGCTGCAGCCCGTTTGTTACCTATTTTTTCTATACCTTTAATGTTATCAGCAGTATCACCTTTAAGACATTGCTCAAAGAATAACCTCATACCACCTATCGCATCTTGTGTAAAGAACTTATCGGGCTTTGTCCAGCCTTTACCTTTAATCTCCCATGAGAAGTGTTTACCTGGGACCATTAGTAAATCTTTATCTAACGATACAATCATAGTATCATCAGTCTGATTAATGCCTAGGGCATCATCAGCCTCTAATGTATCAGGTGCAAGTTCCGCATTCTGTTTCTCTAGAGCATATTCTCGTAGAGCTTCTAGATGTACGGGCTTAGGTGCAGTACGATTAGCTTTGTACTCAGGATAGATAGTCTTACGGAAGTTAGACTTACCTGATAAGAACGCACGATAGCTATCTGCTCCAGTCTTAGTAAGCAACTCATCAAGTAATGCTTCTACTCGATGGATTGCTATATTAAGACCATCATTTTCTGCAGATGCTGCACATCTAAACACTACTAAATCATGGTCAATTAATGCTTGCATAATTTTTCCTATAAAATAATTGCAGGAATATCTGGAAGATGACTACCATCCTCTGTTACTGGAGGTAAATCATCAACTGTTGGATTAGCATAAGGTAATATATCATCAAGTATTACTTCTTGACCTAAATTAATATTACTATATACATGGTTATCATAGTAAGCTAATACCCCTAGGAATAAAACAATTATCCCTAGAGCTATAATATTAGCTTTCCATCTACTATCCATTAGAATGGTATGTCTGATTCAAGGTCATTAATACTAGCTCCTGATGGCTCTGAACCTAAGACATATCCTTCGTATAATTTAGCTAGACTAACTACATCATTAGCTGTTGCCTTACTCCCTTCTATTGCTAGGGTCGCTACGGCATTACTTAATGACGACTGACGGACTATCATTACTTGCCTAGCGGCACGCTCATCCTTGGTCTCATAGTTACTACCTGATACCCTGGTCGCTGCCTTAGCTTGAGTAGGTGCTGCTGCTGAACTATCATCACCACGGTTGTCTGTAGTGGTGTCAGCTGTTCCTACTGCTGTCCATTGCCAATATCCATTCTGGTCTTTCTCTGTTGATACATGTATTACATCACCCTTTGCCCAGTCTTGAGCTGCTTTAAATACTGCAGGGTTAGCGAAAGACATTAGCTTTTTAGACTGTGCCTGACCCTGGTCATTCTTGTACATGATTTCAATCGACTGGTATTGTCTACCATTCTTTGCTTGATGTGTATTCAAGCTTGATACATCTACGACATTTACTTGCATATAATCTCCTTATATATCAGTTAAGTTACCCCATGTATTTCCTACTTGTATATCAACCCTCATGGGTAGGTTGAATTCTTTACCAAACAAATGTTTGAAATTTGCTGGTACATTTTCAAATGATTCTTTAACTATCTGTACTATACTATTAGTATAACATACCTTCGGGTCGAAGTCAAGCATGATTGAATCGTGTACTGTATTGATAAGTTTAACACCATCCATCTTTGCTATTTTGTTATACAAACTAATACGAGCTATTGTCATAAGGTCAGCACCGAGTCCTTGCACTGGGTAGTTAAGGATTCGTGTGCGTGGATACTTTACGTTACCCATACTGTTTGTTTCAGGTAAGTACTTGTATGTTCTACCTGTAGGCATGATGAGTTGATTAGTTTTCTTTACATCAAACATAAGTTTATCATGCCAATCTTTAAGACCAGTATACTTACGATAGAATTGGTCAATGACATTTTGCCAAAACAATTCATTGCCTATATCTTTAAAGTTAGGGTCATTAGCATAACTAAATGCACTACCACCATAGATTAATCTGAAGACGAATGTCTTTGCTATCAATCTAGATGGTAGACCAAACCTTGTTTGATTATCTGTATGCTGGTCAATCTCATCATGTATCTCTTGATGTGCTGTCTTATCTTGTGATAAGAAGGATGCACATACCCATTCAAGAGCTTTTGCATCTGCGTTAAGTATCATATTATAATCCTGTAGTTTCTACTAGTCTGTGGTTATATTGTAAGATAATACTTTTTCTTAACTCAGACCTAGCTTCATCAGTAAGTAATGACAGTACTGCATTAGGTCCAAGAGATAGTATCATGTCACTAAACTCATGTGCTGTATGGTGTTGATGTGCTTCTTCTTGTGCTTTCTGTTGCTCAGCTGAATCTATTTCATATTCTTGTGCTGCTAAGTAATCATCTCTGCTCATGTTATTCTCCGTATCGTGATAAGAAGAGAGTCTTAATCTCTCCATCAAAGTTTTGTAGGTTAGGACTACTACTGCTTAGCCTACCTGTTTTAGTCCTGCATTGATTCAACTGACCATGTATCTTACTATCTTTCCAGTTCATTGAATCAATTAGTTCAGGCACACCATGATAGTATGTTGTCATACGTTTTTGCATGGTAGCTCGTGCCAATATTGCTGCCAGTATTTCTTTCCCGGCATTTGTTTTAGGTTTTAGTTTACGTAATGTTTCTTCGTTAGTACTAAAGAACCCTTCTTTCTTAAGCTCACTTTTAGGCAGGGGAGTTATTTGTCTTTGGAATTCTTTATCTCTTTCATCCCATTTATACTTAACTTCGCCTGCATGTACGCCAGTCTTATAATGTCCGATGGGGCGTTGAAAACGCTCTTTGATAATCCCACCGTAAAGAAAAGCAGAAAGATGCTCCCCAGAATTGGGATTAAAACTATCGTAAGAATGATAGTCATACAACCTCTTATTAAGTTTGCTGATTTGTTCATGTAATTCATCTCCTAATACTTTAGATTTATCATAGTCGTATATCATACCATTGAATTCCATTTCTTGTAGGACAAGTACGTCTTGATTTTGTAAAGATATCAATCGTTTCATATGAGGAAGGTCATTGATTCTTTCCATTTGTTTTTTCATTACCTTTTCTGTTAGTTCTACATCTTGCTTAAGGTAGTCAGCAAGTATTTCTTGTGGCACTTTGTCTGTGTCAATACCATTCTTCCAGTAGTTTTCTTTAACTTCATCAAGCTTACTACCCAGGTCATAGTACTCTGCTGTTCCATTGAGTGATGGGTAAGCTAACTCTTGATTAGATAATACATACTCTACTATTTGACAATCCCAGATACGTTTACCTGTGAAGTCAATACCATACCTACGCAGCCAGTGTAAGTCAAACTTAATGTTAAACCCTACAAGCACATCGCACTTATCCACGGCTAATTGGATTCGTTGTAGTGATTCCTTGTAGGGGTCAACGGAGTATTCTATATCATATACTACATACTCTTCAGGTGTAAGTAATCCAACCATGCATAGCTTGTTGTTCTTATCAAATGGATTACCTTTGTTACTAATAGTTGTTTCTACATCTAATACTAAGTAGCTCATAGTTCTTCATACCTCGCTATGTTAGGTTTAATCATGACTTGTTGATTGCCATGACGTAGGTCAGGTAATGTATCAACATCACCTAACAGTTTATTTTTACTAATGTTTAAGTATCTCATGTTACTAGTGTTGTCTTGTTCTTTACCTATACCTAGTATCCAGTCAGCCTCACCTTGCTTCGCAGTCTTGCTGCTGTCTACATCATCCATAGTTAACCATAACTTACCTTCACCTGTACCACCTGCTTGTGATACTGCAATAACTGGTGCATGTTTCTTAGCTAACTCTCTAGCCCATTGATATAAAGACTTAAGTTGTAAGTCATATCTATCTGCTTTGAACCCACGTATTTTATCTATCTGGTCAAAGATAATAAGAGCTGGTTTTGTTTCTTTAAGTATATATTCTATACGTTGGGTATCACCACTATCTTCTAGGTTTAATATTTTAATACGATTTTGTGTTACCTCTTCATATTTTTCTTTGTTAGCTTTTCTATTATTATTAAATAAATCTTGAATAGTTACACCTAACATAGCTTGATGACACCTAACTCCTACTTTATTACCTTGTTCTTCGTTGTTAAACCATAGTATATCACCATCAGTTTGTGTAAGCATATGTGTTATTTCACTTGCAAGAAAGGTAGTCTTGCCTGTTTCTGGTCTAGCAAAGATAAAACCAAAGTCACCTTTACGTAATGAACCTAATGATTTGTTAAGCCAAGGCAGCCTCCATCGTAATCCTGGTGATTGTATTTGAGAATTATATAAGTAATCTAAATCCATATTAACAAAATCAATTTCGTCTTTAACATCATCATCAGTATCTAATTCATTAAATTTATTTAGTAACTCTTCTACTTTAGCCGTGCCATCTTCTACATCTAATGCAAGTTTAGCCACTTCACCTGCAATACATCGCTGCTTGTGTGCATTAAGATATGCATACACATTTTGTTCTGTCAACTCAAGCTCTAGTATTCTATCTAATAGGTCTGATAGTTCATTGCGTTCACTATCTTCTAGTAAATAATTACTATAATATGTTAATTCTAAATCACTCTTACTCATTGAAGTCTTGTCAGACTTTTCATAGTAACTATGAATTACAATAAACAATTTATATAAACTAACAAAGTTAGTTTTAATATAACTTAAGTTTAGATGTTTGTAGAATCTATCGTATGCCGTTCGTTCTGTCATGAACAGCTTGATGATTAACTCTTCAACCATTTTAATATCTCCTCTTTGTTATACTCTTTAGGGTCTAGCGCACTGATGATAGCCCTGCTAGTTACACCTGCTTCACGCAGATTGTTTCTTATACGTATAGATTGTTTAGCCTTATCTCTATCTAACCATATATGTACTGTGTCATATTGCTTAGATAACTGGGCGACAACTTGCTTGCTCATAGAGGAGCCAAGCAAAGGTGTAGCACAGATACCCTCACCTCTACATCTAGCTATTTTAATAGCAGACAATACATCTTCTACTGCTACTATTGTTTTACCTTCACCATATATCTCAAGAGGTTTCATACCTTGAGACATATACTTCATGTTACCAAAGCCAAAGTTACGAGCTTGCCAGTATCCTGTATTTTGTATTAACACAAGTAACTGTCTGTTCATACACCAAGCAATACCATATTGTTTTATTTCTGCTGGTGTAATGTTATACTTTAGTAACCATTGCATAGCAGTACGAGGTATTTCTTTTACTGTATCAATGAGACCAATACCATTAGCCACATGTTGTTTTGTTCGCTGTTTGATACGCTCTCTCAACGATGCAGTGTCAGATTTCTTATCGTATTTACCACAACTAAAACAATAATAATTGTCAGCATACTCACCCCTAGCATCACTAGAACCACAGTGAGGGCAAGGTCCTAGCTTTATAAACTTACTCGTCATATTCATCATCTACATGACGCAAGTCTTCTCGCTCGTCAATGTCATTGACATCACTTTGTATAGTACTATAACATTTATTACACAGGTCTACAAACTCACCTGATTCATGATGCTTACGAGTAGATTCAAAGTCAGATAGATTTTTATCACATGCACGACATCGCATTAGAAACAAATCCTTGTACCATCATCATACACAGTGCATGTATATGTACCATCAGGTGTGTACACTGTCTCTGCAGTTACATACATAGTACATAAAAAGAATAGTCCTACTATTAATGTTAGTGTTTCTAGTTTCATTTTATATCTCCTAGTTGACAGCATGATTCTATTATCTGCTGTTGTCTTTCTTCTTCTTCTTTTTTACGTAACCACATCTCATCACCAATAGCATCTACATCTGGTTCATACTGCTCTTTTGGTTCAGGTGGATTTATATCTCTTTCTTTATCATACATATTAGTTACCCTCCATGTCATGTACATATTCATCAACAACTACCTCGACATCCTTCGGGACATCTCGTAGTTCTACTTTATTACCCGACTCATCTTCTACTACTATATACCATGTTAACATAATTTACTCCTTATATAAATATTATACCATACTATTAATTAAAAGTCAAATGCCTTGTTGTAACTATGTGATTCAGCATCATCCCATGACTCTACTACAGATAAAGGAACTTTAGTAAAGATAGTAGGGTTCATGTATTCACCAGTAATTAGTGTACAAGTTTTACTTTTACTATCTATATTTTCTACTTCAACCCATTCACCTTTCTTAATGGTTACTGTATCATCACCTATACCATAGTCATAGTCTTCATTACATACAACCCAATCACTTTCTGCGAGGGAGCAGGAGTCCTTGGCTGCCACGGGCAGCGAAGTGCGATGCGTACCTTGCTTAGTCCAATCATATCCTGTGTATGTAACTGGTTCAGGTTTCTTCCAACTACTATTACTATACCATACACCATCATGCCATGAACCTTTCTGTTCATTCATGATACGATAGTNNCTTTACTAGTTATCCCTAAACTTCTTAGTCTGTTCTTAATTTGAACAGCATGTCTCGCTTTATCTCTGTCTAACCACACATAGATTTTTGAATATCTATCTGCTAGGTTAGACTCTATCTTTTTAGATAGATTACTACCTAACAAAGGTAATGCAGAATAATCTTTAGTTCTAGCTATTTTGATAGCTGACAAAACATCTTCCACTAAAATTATTGTATCACCTTTTCCATATATTGTCAAGGGTTTAACACCATTACTTTTGTATTTCTGACTACCAAATCCAAAGTTTCTACCTTGCCAATAGTCTTTAGTTTGAATTAGTACAAGTACTTTAGATGGATTACTCCATTTGATTTTGTACTTGTCTATTTCATTTTGAGTTATGTTGTATTTCAATAACCATTGCATAGCTTCTTGAGGTATATCAGTAGTCGTAGTAATGCCCTGCAATTCATTGAGAATTACAGGTCTATTAATACGTGCTCGTAGACTATTAGTGTCTGTCTTCTTAACATAATAACCACAACCAAAGCAATATTGATGGTCATCATAGTCTCCTAAATTATCTTTACTACCACACTTGGGGCATGGTAGATGACCTAAAAATAAACTCATGATTATCCTTATTTACTTTTACAAAAACCTATGGTATAATAATTAGATAGAGTAAAAAATTATTCTACTGATTAACATAACAAAGGAACTATAATATGTGGACTACACCTCAAGCTACTGAAATGCGTTTTGGTTTTGAAGTTACTATGTACGTAATGAACAAGTAACTAACTACCTGAAAATTGATTAGGAGAAGGTTCTGATTCATCATCAGCATGTTTCAGATCTTCTCTTTCAATTGAAGCAAACTCTTCTTCTACTTCAATATAACAATCATTACACATATCAATAAATTCTCCAGTTGTACTATCTTTTCTAGTAGCTTCAAAATCAGATAAAGATTTATTACACGCTATACATCTCATCTCTACTTCTCCATTCATAATATTTTTTCTTAGTATTTAATTTTACTTGGGGTGATTTCATTATCCAGGGGTTCGGGTAAATATAGGCATAGATTCCTTTTTCTATTTCTTCTAAATTATAACCCGCTCCCATTTCAATGTTGTTAGCAAATCTTAAGTCACTTTTAGTTGGTTCATAAAGCTCTCCTTTAATTTTATAGTCAGAGTTTTTGTCTTTCCATACTAATGGAAATGAAACTCCCGACATAGAATACCCAGGTTTAGTAATATGCTCTCCTAAAAATTTACTGTTAGTTAGTATACTATTTAAACCAAAGCCTTTTTTTAATGTACCATATACAAATAATTTCAAATTAAAAATCCTCGCAATTACGCACTCACTGCCTAAAGGCATTCGTGCTTATTCCTCGTTTAAATAAATACTATAACATATTATAAATTAAAAGTCAAAAGATTTATTCCAACTATATGTTTCAGCATCTTCCCACTTATCTATTACAGATACTGGTACGTTTTCTAAAACAAACGGAGTGTTATAATCACCATCAACTATAGTAGCTTTCTTACCTTTGATTTGTTCTACTTCAAACCACTCACCTTTCTTAACAACATGAGACTTATCACCTTTACCATGTACATATTGTTCAGTACATACAATCCAATCACCCTCTTTATGTTTACAATCGGAAGAGCTGACTGGTGAAGGAAGCGTATTTCGATTGAACTTATTGTATTTATCCCAGTTGTAATATTTACTCATAACTGGTTCAGGTTTCTTGTAACTGTTGTTACTGTACCATACACCATTGTTCCAATGACCTTTCTCTTCATTCATGATACGATAGTTACCATGTCTATCAAGAAAGACTAGCTTACTATAGCCAATTACATTTTCAATAAGCTCAACCATTGGGTCATCAAACAATCCCATGTTACCATGTTTAGCTACAATCTTTTGTAATATAGACTTGTTGAAATCTATAGTATCTGATTGCTTATCATCACCGTAACCAGAGATAATACCATTGTGAATAAAACCAAGTCCACTATTAACAAGGAACGGGTGGCAATTGTTTTTATCAATTGGACCGTGCGTTTTAATACGAAAGTGTAGTAATACTTGTTTGTTCTCATGTGGTTTATACTCCTTGTAAAATTCTTTGAATGTAAAGTAGCCTTTCTTTACAGTCAGTTCTTTGTTGTCTGCAAACATAAAGCCTGCACCATCTGGATTAGATTCGTAACATCTTTGTAATGTAGTCTTGCTAATCTTTTTATTTTCTGATTTCATTATTGCTATGCACATATTGTTGACTCCTTAATATAGTTATGTAATTCTTTAAAGTCTTTCTTAGTGTTGTCTAACCATGTTACGAAAGATTTAAAGTACGTCTGTTGCTCCAATGATACACTATGTATTGCAGGTTTGCAATACTCAATCATTGCTTTTACAAATTGCATGCGTATGTTGAACTCCAACTTGTTAGCTGGTGTTGCAAAGATACGCAATTCAATTGTCTTTTTGTTGTTAAGGTTAACAAAGTTATACCTTCCAACATATCTATCTTTAACTGCTTGTCGATAGGGTGTATACTTATCATAGTCATCATCACGATTTTGATATGATGTAGTACCACGACCTGCAATTAGTTTAACAAAGTCTTTGTTGTCTTCACGATTCATAAACTCAACAAGTTTACCAGCACCTAGATATGTAAATGCTCTACGACTAATATGTACATGCATACCACATGATTTATGTGGATGTATATACTCTGGTAAGTCAGTCAAGAATGAATCGTATCGTGCTAGATGTGTTGTATATCCTGCTGGTCTAGACACTAACTCAAAGCCATTAGTTATACTACCATCATCTTTCATGAGAGCATGACCAAACATTGTATTACCTACATACAATCGACCAGCTTTACGCTTGTCTACTTGGAACTCCATCTCAATACCAAGATAAGGTTCTGACTTAAGTTTCTGTCTATCAAAGCCAAGTGTTTCTTCTACTCTGTGAGTATAGTTATGAACACGATAGTCACGACCACAACAATCAACACATGCACCATCAACTGTTTCTGTATCAACACACTTAACATTACATTCAGTGCATCTAACAACTTTGACTTTACGACTATCATAACATGAGCCATCAATCATTATCTCATTTTCTTTTAAGAATGTATGATTGTCTTGGTCATATTCATATCCGAAAGCTATTAAATCATCAGAAGTCATTGTTCCTTGACAGTATGTTTGAACACCTGATAACCTAAACCTAACCATGTTACTTCTGATATTTATTTCTTTAGTAAATGGACATTGTTCTAAGTTAACATCATTATCAAGATACTCACGCATACCGTTTAGTAAACTAATATCAAACATATCATGTTGAATAATAGATTGTTGCATTTCTTTTTGTAATTCTAAAAGCATATCATATGATATTTTACTACCTCTAGCAAAACCATTTAGTCTACGTTTAAGATGATTCTTAAAGCCTGACTTTAATCTACCATCATTGTAACGCATTTGTAATGGATTAAGTGTATAATACAATGCGTCAAAGATAGCACGACTATCAGCATGTCTGCGAGTTAGTAAATCTTTACAGTATATATCTACTTCACTATAACGAAAGTTCCAAATCTGGTCATCGTTCCATGATACTAAACATCTATCATACTCACCTTGTTCATCTAGATTTTCTGAGTATTGTTTAGACATAAGCTTGAAACAATCAATATATGTATAATCATATCCGTTTGGATGTTCATCACTAGCACCTACATAAGTTTTACGTTTGTAAGTAGAACGAATGATATACAAATCATCTGTAATATTTAGAACATCACCTAGTTTGACTAATGAATTAGGGTCATTAACACTATATGTATTCTTAAATGTTGTATGAGTAATTGGTTTCATTGACAAGTCCTCTTGATAAATTGAAAGACATCTCTAGGTGGTCGTTTGAATGCTTTGACTACTCTAAAGTCTGAACCTATTTTCTTAACACGAACACAATTATCCCAGCCATCTTTCCAGAAGACATCAAATAAATTGTTTGTTACATTTTTGATTATCATAACATACTCCATGTAATTAATAAAATAAGAGACGAGGCTCTCACGAGGGACGAGCCGAGGAACGCATGTTGTATTGTTGAAGTTTACGTATTTCGTTTAACAATACAGGTCGACTCATGTTGCTTGGTTGAGGCAATTTGCCAAACATACTATAGAACTCTTCACAATAAATTGTATTGAGTTCGTCAGTATTGACTGCACCTATACCATAACCTAAATTATACCATTTCATAATAACTCCGCATGTTGATTAATTGACTGACAGTTTACACTCATATAGTAGGAGTATGTGGTTCTTTGTATTCGATTTCTTTATGCTCCCAATAAGGCTCATTGAATTTTTTATCTAACTCCTCTTTCTCATTATCAATCCAATCAACATAATTCACTTCATCAAATGATCTAACCATAGATTTAAAATGAATTAAACCTCTTTCAAAATCTTTATAACCATCATTTCTATTTACTACTACTGATGCTATCTTCATAATACTTGATTGTTTTTGTTAATCCTTTTTTTAATGATGTAAATTTATATCCTTTTAAATGTGTATTAACTAATTTTTTACTTTTAGATC